AAGCCGCATGAACGCTTGAAAAAACAAAATCCCCCGATGCTCCAAACGGAACACCGGGGGTTTCTGCGTCTCCCGCATGGTACGCACTGCAAGTAGGCGGGCAGGAGACTGTTCAGCGCCGAATCTGGCGACTGCTTTTTTCATTCCCAGATAAAGCACGGGGTTAGCCGGCAAATATCCACCCTAATGCGCTTCTTCGAGAGGCCGGGTGGATTTGTTGGTGTTATTATACCACAATCAATCCGTCACGACAAGAACCAGCACAGGGCCGTTGACGCTGACCGCTGCGTCCTGATAGGGCTCAACAACGGTCGTTTCCACGCCCTCGCGTTTGCGAAGCTCTGTAATAAGATCTGCAGTCGGAACAATTTCGATGTTCACGGTAAGCTCCTTTCGTCTAGCTTTTCATCAATAACTTTCAGCCGGTAGCCTATCGCTGTCCGGCTGTAATGTGTCTGCGCTGCAATGTCTGGCAGCGGGAGCCGCTCAACGTACCGCAGTAAGGCTATCTTACGGTCTACCCTCCCAAGCGGTGCGTTTTTGATGGCGGCGGTCATCTGCTGTCGGTCAAGTCCTTGCAGCGCAGCGGGCAGCACTACACGAGCCGCCGCCACAGGCAGCACCGAGCCAGAAGGGCTGCGGCAGCTGTCCGGCGTTGCGCACCATTACGGTGACGTTACCGAGATGGTATGTTTTCGTAAGGTCGCGAAAACGTCCACAGACCATTTTCGTGGCGTGCCGAAATTGCTCTTGTGCGGCGTACATTTTGTTGGTGTCAACAAAATGCTCGTATGTAGTGCTTGCCATGATATCCTCCTTACTGTGCGATTTCCTCAGCGTTCGCCTTGTCCTCCGCGTCCAGTGCATCGTAGTACGCCTGCGCAAGGGCTTCCACCTCTGCGATGTCGTCCTCCGTCAGCAGACCGCTGTCCAGATGGGTGTACGCCTTGTCTAGCCAGTATGCCACGTCGCGTCCTGCAGCGATCTCCCGCTTGATGGAGCGCAGTGTCAGGTCGTGTCGGGCTTTGCTTTTGATAGCCATAGTCAGTCCTCCTTTAGGTCGTTGTCATGGACGCGATTGCGTCCTCAATGCGTTTGATTGCGATGGTTACATCCCTCTGATACACCAGCTTGACCCCCGCGCCGTCACTGGCCTGCACCACCGTGTCAGGGCCGTACGCGGTAAGGGCTTTGTAGGCGGCGAGTTCGGCAGGGGTGAGCTGGGTTTTGATGGGGGTGGCGAGAATTTTGTAAAGCACAACATTCTCATTGAACCACGCCTTAAATTCGTCCGGTGTAGTGCAAATACCTAAAGACTTGGATATGTTAAAAACATTTTCACTCGTCGTTATAAGAAAACCGTTTTCAATGCCCTTGTTGTAGAAGTCAATAAACGTATAACTGATAAAACGATTACATGGGCCGCCACTCTCGATGGTGGTATTAAAAGATCCTTGCCATGCAAGAATTTGATAGCTGTAGCTTTTACTTGCGTCCCACCAATTCGGGTCACGAGATGCAATGCAATGTTCAATGAAAGCCCTTCCAACCTTTTGTATTTTTATTCCTCTCTCCAAGTCCACCTCGTCGCACACCCACTGCTGGCCCTGCGGGTCAGTGTAGTTGCCGCCAGATGTGACAGGGATGCCGGGTAGGCCGTTGGGTGTGGGGAGCGTGAGAGTTTGCGTTTTGCCGTTCCCATCGCTCAAGGTCACCACCACACTCCCGCCGTCACCAGCGCTCACAATGGGCACAGGAGAATCCGGTGTGGGTGTACCGTCCTGCGTACTCCGACCGTACACGGTCAGACCGCACAGGGGCGCAGAGAAAGCATCGTCAACGCTGAGTGGGTTGCCTGTCTCAGTGCCCACAAGGATGTTCTGCCGCACCTTTACTGCGCTGATCGCGTCACCTGTGGCTTGTGCGTCAGCGGCTTCGCCCTCGTGGGTGAGGGTGGTGTCCAGTGCTACGGCAGGGCCGGTCTCGCCTTTAGGGCCTTGCTTACCCTGCGGGCCGACCGGGCCGATGGGGCCGGTGTCGCCCTTGTCACCTTTCTCGCCTTTGAAGTCACCAGCGGCAATGCCGTCCTTCAGCTTCTGTAGGCGGTCAGCGGCCTGCTGCGCTGCAGTCTGCGCATCGGTCTTGGCCTGCTCTGCGGCGGTGGCATCGGCGTGGACAGCATCCACCAGCTCCTGCCATGCAGGTGTGCCCGGTTCCGGCGTTGCGCCGTCCTCTGTGCCAGAGTTGGCGCTGACACGGTAGTGCAGGTCTGCGCTGGTCACTGTCTTGGTGCCGTCGCTGCCCTCAAATGTGATGCAGCCGTTGCCAGGTTGCGCGGTCACGCTGGCAGGCACGTCCACCAGACCGTCCACCACAAGCGAGGATGCAGGGTCAGAGCCGCCCGGAACGTGCCAGAAGCAGCGGATAGCCAGCCCTTCCCACTCACCGGCTGCAGTGACGGCAAGGCGGTACACGCCCCGGTTCTTGGTGTAGCCAAAGCGCACCAGCTGCTCATAGCCGGGCACTTTGACCACGCCGGAAGATGCAAGAGATACGCTTAACTCAATCATGGGTTACTCCTTGTTGATGGTAGTCTGATTATCTGTAAGAGCCTTCTTCATCAGGCTTACGGCCTTTTCAATCACTGCGTCAAGCACTTCATCCGTGATGATAGGCTTCAGCCATGCAGGGCAGGCCGCACGCAGCGCGTCAAAGACCTGCTTCTTTTTCTTTGCGCCCTGACCGCTGCCCATGATGCTGTCCTCGGCGATGGTCACAAGCTCCAGCGCCCAGTTCTTGACGTACTGCTTGTAGCCCAGCCGGATGGCACCCACTGCCAGCGCGGCAAATCCGATGAACATCAGTACCAGTGCGATAGGTGCAGGGATAAAGTTAAGCATTGCTTCCATGTTTTGTTACTCCTTCCATGAGGTAATTATCGATTTTTTCCTTGCTGGCCTGCATAGCGGGCACGTTGTTTCCGGTCAGCTGTGCTTCCAGCAGGGCACGAACGGCTTCAAGCGTCAGGCGGTTTACTTCGTCGATTTCCCCGAAGCGGGACAAATCGCGCCCAAGCGCCAAAGAATGTTGCGCATAGCCCGTTTCTAGCGTTTGCAAGCGTTTGTCCATCTCGTCAAGCCGCTTGTTCTGCGCATCGTCAGGAGCCTGTGCATTTTTGACGTACTTGTGGATGATGTCCAGCACCTTGTCAATGGTGATGACCGCAGCGCACAGGCTGCCCAAGATGCCCAGCACCCACAGTAAAGCTTCTTTTTCGGTCATGCACCCTCCCGGAGACGGGTCAGACCCTTCTTGCGGATGATACGGGGGTAGTTGAGGGTGGTCACATTGAGGTCTACGTTGCCGGAAATGCCCGGAACAGCGCCCTTGCTGGTGTGCTGGTGAGCGTTGTAGTTAAACGTCACGTTGGGCGCCTTGCCGGTGTAGTCGGCAAGCCAGACGTCCCAACGAGAGGACAGCCGAGCCATATCCAGCTCCATGTTGGAGTAGTGGGTGTAGGTGTACAGCTGGGCGTAAAAGCCCATTTTTTCAACCTGTTCCAGCGCGTAGGCGGTGAGGTTTGTGAGGTCGAGGGTGCTCATGGGCTTGAGCTTGTTGTCTTCCACGTCTACCGCAAGGGGCATGGTCAGCTCCTTACCGTAGACTGCCTGCCGCACAAGGGAAAGCTCTGCATCGGCCATTGCCTCGCTGGTGGCGTAGGTGTAGTAGTACACGCCCACGTCCAGCCCGGCAGCTTTGGCGTTGCGGTAGTTGGTCTCAAAAGTGGGGTCGATGTACAGCCCGTCTGCCCGCTTGGAGAGCTTGCGGTTGGTACTCACCGTCTTGAGCATCGCTCCCTTGTAGCCCGCCGCTGCAACCTGCGCCCAGTCGATCGCGCCCTGATAGCGGCTCACGTCAATGTACCGGTATGGCGGGTCGCCCTCCCATCCGGTGACGGTCTCCTCAACGGGAGTATCTCTTGGCGTTTCCGGCTCAGGACTTTCGCCGTCCCCGCCGAAGAGCACCTTCACCAGCCCCGCAAGAAATTCCAAAAGTTTTTCCACCGCTTACTCCTCCTGTACGATCTCCTCAAAGCCGCTCTTGACGAGGATCGCCTTGACTTTCTCCTTCAGCAGACGGGGGCAGCGTGCATACAGTGCCTTTGCATCCTCCATGGTCTCAGCAGACATAATTTCCTGCGCCCATAACATTGCCATCATAAATACCATCCTTTCGATTTTTTGTGTGATTTTATGCATAAACAATCTCGCTCATTTCAAGCAAGCACTGTTTCAACATTTCGTTTTCTTTTTGCAGCGCCGCCACCGTTTCCGGCAGCTTCTCCCGGGCTTCGGCCTTTTTGCGCTCTTCCTCCTTCGCGGCCAGCTCTTCGGCGGTGTAGCGGATGTATCTCTGCACCGGCACCTGCTCAGTCCATGCGGCCTGCGCGGGCACACCCTCCCGGTCGATGACCTTCTGCACGTCCTTGCCGCCGTTGGGGTATTCAGCCACGGTCTCGTAGTGGCTCAGTTCCGGCACACCCTCCTGTGCGGGGTGCTCCACGGCTTCGGTCTCGCTGCGCAGCCGGCCCTGTGTCAGGTCGGGGTTCTGGATCTCCAGACCGGTCTTGTCGTCAATGATTTTCATGGGTCAAAGCCTCCTTTTGTCAGGCGATGCGCCGCCAGATGTATACGTAGTAAGCGGCGGGCTGTACCGTGCTGCTTTTTCCGTAGATGGCGTTGGATTTAGATGCGTTGAAATTAATGTAGTAACCATAGCCTGCCGAGCCGGAACTGCTGTAATAGCCCATGTCAGAGGTTTCCCCTGAGAAGCTTAAAGCGCCTTGCTTTCTATCTGCCAAAGCCTTATCGTAAGCACCATAGGCGCTTGCAAATCTGCCTGTGCTGCCGGTAATGTTCGGCAAGCCGGCTTCTGCGGTGGTGCCGGCGGCATGGCTTCGGCTGGCACCCATCAGCACGCGCTCGGACGCGATCTGCTCCCATGTGCCGCCGAACAGCGCGGCCGGGCTGGCGGCGTCGGTGCTCTGATAGATGCTGCCGACGGGAAAGGGGTTGACCCCTTTGAGAAGAGCGTCGATCTCATCCTTGGTGTATACGGCCGTCAGCCGGTCTCCCACCGCCTTGGCGTCTGCCGGCGCGCCGGAGATGCTCAGTGTGGTGTCTGTGCTGGCAGCTGCAGCGGCGTCCTGTGCGCTCTTGGCGGCGGCGTCAGCGCTGGCCTTTGCGGCTGCGGCGCTCTGGCCGGAAGCAGTCTGGCTGTTTGCTGCAGCTGTCGCGCTGGATGCAGCGGCGGAAGCTGCGCTGGCGGCTGTATTAGCCTGTTCCGTAGCGGTTTTGGCCTGTGCCGTCGCAGTCTGGGCGCTCTGCACGGCTTCTTTCTGCCGGCTGATGACTTCCTCGGCGTACTGCTTCACGTACTCGAAGCCCTGCGCAAGGTCTTCGCGCACTTCCACGCCGCGTTCCGCTTTGCGGACGCCGGCAATGGCTTCGTCAAATGTTTTGTCCATCGGTTCACCCCTTTGCGGATACATAGCTCTTGAGCGTCCGGCTCAGGTCGTAGGCGTCGCCGGCTTTCCGGGCGCTTAATGCCTGAAGGTCGCTGATGCTGGAAAACTCGACGCCAAGCGTGAATTCTTTCTTGTCCGGTGCATCCAGCGGTTCCACCAGCTTGGAGCACAGAAGCCACGTGTCCACCCCGTGCGGGCGGGAGTAGATGTGCGTCATCCTGCAAAAGCCGATGCGGTCGATATCGATGCCGGCGTCCTTTAGATCTACGGCCTTCACCGTGATGCCGTCCAGATACCGCAGGTTGTTTGCCAGCTCTTCATCTGCAGCATCCTGCAGGGACTGCACCGTGCTCTCGGTGCCGTCGATGACGGTCACCTTGGTGATGATGCCGAACAGCTTTTGCGCCGTCGTGTCGTTGGCGGTGGCCGTGAGGGTATCCACGTGCTCCCAGAACATGAAGCCGCTCTTTTTGCGTCCCACGGCAATGACCCGGGTGACGATATCCTCGGCCTTGACGTAGCTGGTCAGATCCAGCAGATTCGTGCCGAACGCGATGGGCTGCGGGTTCTTTTCGGTGATCTGGCTGAGATAGTCGAGATACCGGGTGCCGTTGCTGCGTCGCACGACCAGATACCCGCCGTACTTTTCCACCAGCTCATCCTGCAGGGTGTCCCACGTGCCGCCGTAGTTCTTGCCGTCGCCGAAATCGTACAGGCCGGGGAACTCCCGGACGGTAAAGTTCGGGTCAGCGCTGCCGTTGACCGTCACCGTGTAGCCGCTGCCGCTTTTCCGGATGGAGATCCGCGAAGAAAGACTGGACGCCGTGACGGAGTAGGCCGCGTGCGTGCCGAAGTTCATCGTGCACAGGGCGCTCTCGATGGTGGAAGTCTGGATGGAAACGCCTGGGCGGAAGGTCTTTCCGTCGGCGGAATACACGGCATTGAGCCGCACCGAAAATTTGTTGTTCCCGGTGCGGGTGATGACAATGCCGCCCTCATATCCGCCGGAGTAGGAGTGATCTTCGCCGACCGGCCAGCTCAGCGCGTCCGGCTTTCCGGATTGCCCTTTGACGTCATCATAGTAGGCGCCGACCATCGTCTTTCCGGCGCTGGACATGAGGTCCCATTTATAGATGCGGTTGTCGTCGGAATCGTAGCTGTAATCGCCCTGCTTGAAATAGCAGCCGTCCTGCACCGGCACAAGATAGCGCTCTCCGGCGCTCACGCTGCCGCAGGCGAAGCGCTTGTAGATGTCCACCTGCTGGTTATGGTTCGCACACAGGAAGGTGAGAAAGTTTTCGATGGACACGCCCTTTGCGGTGTACGGGGAAAGCTGGCTGTCGTTGAGATAGGCAAGCTCGCCCTCGCAGTAGACCTTCTGCCGGAGCAGAAAATCCTGCTCATGGCTCATAGGACGGCCCTGCCAGATGGAAACGCCGTCCTGTTCCACCTCTACCGTAGTGCGCAGCTTTTGCAGCGCAGAGTGTGCCACATTGCCCAGCGGCATGGTAAATTCAAAAGAGCCAGCTTTACCCACTTCGCGGGTCAGCGTGGGACTGATGAGCTTTTTCGTGTTGGTAATATCGCTGATATCGTGGATGCAGACCTTAGTTTTCCATGTGTCTACATCCGTCTGCACACCAGCATAAACTTTGTAGCTCATAGGCTTGCCCCCAAATACTTGATGCTGATGCTGCAGTCCGCAGACGCAGCGAAAACAAGGGTGCCCACCACGCCATCCGGCATAGTAAGCCCCTCGATATACTGCCAGTCGGTGGACTTGGCCAGAATGCCCACTTCAAAGCCATTGAGGGACACCGCAATGTCGGCCGCATCCTCGCTGCGCTTGAAGTAGATACCGGCCGCACGGGGCGCACCGGTTATGGACACTTGAACGTCCTCGTTTGCCTTGAGCGGGAGATCCGTGTAGTTGCGCACGGTGTCCGTCTCAAAGTTGAAGTCGTCCCACAGCCAGTCATCCGTTCCGTCGTAAACGCTGCGCTTGAAGGGGCTGCAGGTGCCGGTGATCGTGACCGTGCTGGACAGCCGGTCTTTATCCATGTTTACCGACCACAGCCCCTCCCAGTAAAAACTCGGGTCATCGTCGAACTTGCACTGCAGCCACTTGCCGTGGATGGCGTTTGCAAGCTCGCTGTAAAGCGCCGGCCACTGCTTTTTGGGTGCCCGGCACAGCAGCTCCATGGTAATGGTGCGCTTTTTGTAGTGCGGGCGCCCGTCCAGTGCGTTTGTCAGGTTGAGCAGCGTATCCGACCCGGGCACCTGCACAAGGTACTCGTCCGTCTCCGGAGGGGAGACCTTCGGGCTGCCGACCTTGAGGTATAATCCCCAGTCCTTCAGAGTGTGGTGGTCGCCGATCTGTGCGCCCAGAAGCTTGCCCATTATGCACCCCTCGCTTTCCGTGTCACAGTCACGCCGATGCGGGCGTCCACGTTCTGCGCCATGCGCGGCGAAATGACGCCCACCAGCTCGCCGGAGTCCATGACCACCTGCCCGGTGCCGATGGCGGGAAGATGCTCATCCAGCAGCCCTTCGATGCGCTCCAGAATGCTGGTCTGCCGGTCGGCGGCGCTGGCCTGCCCGATGACGCGGTATTGCATAGCCGAGCGGGTGGAGAACTCGCTCAGGCTGTCGTAAACGCCAGTGTCCTCGAACGGGCTCTGGTAGTGGCTGACAGGCTTCTGATTATTCTTCTTGTCCATCCACATGGCAAGGCCAATGCCGCCAGCGACAGCGCCCACGCCCAGGATCAGGGCAAGAATGGGATTTGCTGCAACGAAAGACACGATAGTGCCCAGCGCAGACGTGATGCCACCTGCCATGCCGGAAAAGCTCTGGACGATGCTGCCCAGAGCGCCGCCCACGCCGCCGGACTTTGCAAGACCGTCGATGATCTCGCCAAAAGCCTTGACCGAGTTGGTCACACCGTCGATATCGGATTTTACCCCGCCGTCAGAAAAAAGCTTCTGGAAGATATCAAATGCCTTTCCGATGCCACCGCTGAAGTAGCCCTCATTGACCGCGGTCAGTGCGTCCGTAAGCCACTTAGAGATCACGTCGCGCTGCCCCTGTGACACTTCGCCCCAGATCAGATTGACAAAATCCAGCCCAAGACTTGCCCAGTCGCCGTTTTTGGCGTCTTTGAAGGTGTTCTTTACCAGCCCGAAAATGCCCTTATCCAGCTGGCCGGAAGCCTCGCTCAGCTGCTGGTCAATGCGGTTCTGGGTGCCCTTTACGCTCTTGTCGATGAGAGTAGAGGTCTCCGTCACCTTGTCTTGAATGCCGTCGATGTAGGTGATTATCTTCTCGTAGGTCTCCGCGCCGTTCTCGCCGATGCGCTGGCCAGTCTCTGTGACGGTCTTCTTGATATGCTCGCTGTCGTCCGCGTACTTTTCCACCGCCTGCTGCACCTTTGTGGTGATGCCATCAACGGTGGTTTCAGAAATGTTGGTAAAGGTGCCCAGCAGCGTTTTTGACATGTCATCATAGGTCTTTGTGACCTTTGTGACCGTGCCGTTGACTTTGGTCTCGACCTGCTTAAAGGTCGTGGCAACACCGTTCACCATCTCCTTGCCGGTCGTGGTGGTGGTCTCGGTGATGCGGTCTTTGATCTTGCCCGCGCTGTCCTTGACCTTCTCGGTAAGGGTCTGGATGCTGGTGGTCACAGCGCCCAGCGCATTCTGCGCGGTGGTGGTAGCTGTGCTGGAGATGGACGAAATGACCGTTTCGGTGGTGGACTTGGAGCCGGAGGATCTGGATTTTTTGCCAGTGGAAGAACCAGACGGGCTGGTTGTAATGGAGCTGCTGTTGGTTTCTTTTATTCCGTACTGCTTTTTCAGACGCTCGCCGTATTCTTTCCAGTAGTTTGTGTCTTTTTTGCCGGCCTTTTTGTTTTGGTAGTCGTTGTTAAAAGCTTTCTGGTAGACAGCGTCCCAGTCGCCGTGGAAAATGCCTATTTCTCCGCTTTTCAGCGCGTCAAAGACGGCTTTTAGGCCAACAGCCGAAGATTTGGCCTTGTCAATGACGGTGGTAAGGCCGGTGATCTCTCCAATCAGACCACTCCATCCGTCAAGCTTATAAGCTTCCTGTGCTGCGACGACCATGTCATTCAGTTTGCCAATCGCAACGCCGATGCCGCTGGATAAATCGCCGGTCAGCAATCCCGCCAGCTGCTTCACATTGTCCTTCAGGGTAGACACGCGGCCATTCATGGTCTGGCTCTGGGTGTCCATGCTGTTGTAGTAACGCCCGCCCTCTTCGGAAGCGGCCTGCAAAGCCTGCGTCAGCAGATCATAACTGATGGTCATCTTCTGCACTTCAGCGGTGGACTTGCCTGTGTAGTCGGCCAGAATGCCGTACACGTCGATGCCGGCATAAGCAAACTGCTTGATATCGGCTGCTGTCGCCTTGCCGGTGTTGGCGATCTGCTGCAGGTTCTGCGCCATGCGGTTTAACTCGTCGTTGCCGCCGCCGGTCGCAGAGACCGCGTCGCCCAGCGCCATGATGGTATCGCGGGCATAGGAAGCGTTCTCGCCCGCGGAGATCAGGTACTGGTTCGCCTGTGTCAGGCTCGCAACGTCAAAGGGGGTTTTTGCAGCGTCTTCCTGGATCTGGCTCATGACCTGCTGGGCGGCTTCCGCGCTGCCCAGCATATTGGTAAAACCGGTGGTGTATTTCTCGATCTGGGCGTTGTACTCGATGCCGGAAGAGATGAACCCCTCTGCGGCACTGAGTGCAGCGGAGCCGAGCTTCGAGAAAACGCCCGCCATGACCGTGCCCTGCGCAATGGCACCGGCCAGAGACTTGCTGGACGCTTTATCCGTGGAGCTGGAAAAGCCATCCATGCCGTTGTTTGCAGCTTTCAGCGCGGTCGTGGTTGCCCTGAGCTGCGCTTCCGCCTGCGCCAACATGGTCTTGAGATTTTTGGTCTCAGAGGACGCTTTGCCGGTCTTGCCCACCGACTCGTTGTAACGTCTGGTCAGCTCTACTACGGCCTTTGCGGCCTTGCTGTACTCTCCTGACAGTGAAGAAACGGTCTTTTTCGTCTCGGATTGCACATTCTGGATGCCCTGCCGGTAGGCGCTGTCGTCCAGCCCGAGGGTGGCGCTTAATTCAAAAATTTTCAGGTTCCATCACCCCCGTTCAAGCCATTTTTAATGCGTGCTATCACTTCATCAGCGGACGGCTGCGGCGGCTGCGGGCGGTTTTCTACAAGCCCGGCCACCATGTCGTACCACCGCTCTTCCGCGCCTATAAGGTGCGCCAGAGCGTCCGTCATGTACGCCTGATAGCTGAGCGTGATGCGCTCTTGCCGCAAAGCGTTCAGGCAGTGCTGCAAAATGTACGGCCTGCCAAACAGCCGCAGCGCGTCCGGGCTGATGGAAGAAATCAGGCGTCTGTACCCGCCAGCACCAACGGCAGACACCAGAGCAAAAAATCCAGCACATCATCGTTGTTCAGCAGTTCTTTCACCGCGCGCATCTTCTTGAACGGGCCGATGTTTTCAACCACCCCGTTTTCATCCACGTCCGGCTCATAGAGCAGCGGAAGCAGCTTTGCGGTAGCAGCGGCATTGTCGAACAGCAAGCTTTTTGCCATAGCCTGAATGTTCTTTTTTGCCTGCTCCTTCTTCTTCTGCTCCAGCTCATCTGGCGTTTCATCGCCGGTCAGGACTGGCAGAACTTTGCGCAGCTCCATGATCTTGGATTTTTCCAAGACCTCCTCTGCCACATCGGCGATCTGCCAGCAGTGGCGCAGGAACTCTTCATCGGGCAGCTCTGTCAAAAATTTCATGCGGTTTCCTCCTTATGCTGCGGCCTTGGGGCTGTAGTACCACTCCATAGGCACGGTGTCGTCACCCATACGGGGGCAGCCAGTCAGGGTGACGGACAGATTGCCCTTGCCCTTGTCGGTTGTCTTGAGAGACAGGCCGCCGGTGGAGAGTGCGTTCATCAGCCTGACGGCCACAAAGCCGCCGTCGATGGTATCGCCCACCCACCAGATGTCCTTGAAGTCGCCGGTGCTGGCGGTGGAATCCAGCGTCATGCGGGGCGTGACTTTCTTGTCGCTCACATCCGCAGCGCCCAGCGCCAGCTTGATGACGTCCGTTGTGACGTTCAGGGCCGTAAAGGCCAGCGTGCAGTCGTAGTCCTCGATCTGCATCAGCTCTGCGGTGTTTTTCTGGCAGTTGTCCACATCATCGCCAAGGTCGGTGATGTTGGGCTTGCACTCTGCCGTCACGCCGCCGGAGGTGGCGCAGATGATGTCTGCGTCCTGGATCTCGGTCGTGCCGGACGGGTCAAATTTGTTCAGCACGACACCGGCATTGATCTGCATGGACTCGAATGCTTTTGCGCTGATCTTGGTAAACTTTCTTGCCATATTGCTCCTTACTCGCAAAATTGCGTGATTTCAAAATTGAGATATTCGCACAGATACCCTTCGGGCGGGTTGTCAAGAGGCTGTGCCCATGGGGTGCCTTTTTGCAAAAGAATAGCGCCGCCCTCACAGGAAAGCGTTATGCTGTCCTCGAGGGCTGCGCTGATCGTATCCTCGGTTTGCAGAATGGGGGCTCTGCCGCCCTTGCTGGGGTACCACAGCCGGGCGTGGAAGGATGCCGTTTCGTTCCACCCGCCGGGGATGGTGGGCTTGTAGGTCAGATAGGGCAGTGAAGCGGCAGGAGGAATGTTATCTTCCAGATAGCCCGGGATGCCAAAACCGTTAAAAAACGTGTTCAGTGCCCGGTTGATGCTCTCAGACGGCCCCATTACGGCAGCACCGCCTTTTTGCACTTGACGGCCCGCAGTCCCATGCCGGATTCTGGCGGGGCTTTGCCCTCATCTGCCGCGCTGGTGATCTGGAAAGTCTGCCCGTCGCTTACCCGCTTGATGTAGTCCGGGAAAGCCAGAGGCACACCGGTGTTGACCAGCAGCGTGTAGGTAGATGCCGTGTCGGCCTGCTCTGCTACCTGAGCTTCCACGGTGGTGTCGTGGCGCTCCACGGCCTCAAACTCGGGGCCGTCCTTCCAGCCGGAAACAAAGCCGCCCACGCCGTCCGGCTCATAGCTGCGGGTCTGAAAACGGTATTTTTGGGTAAAGCTCTGCATCACGGTGGATGCAGTGAACGCGTTGACCATGTCACATCTTCCTCCACTGATTGATCTCGGATTTATAGCGGGTCTTGCCGTCTGCAGGCAGACCGTCCGTGCCTGTAGCCATCGTGCCGGACCACCCGGCAAAGGACTGGGACACATACACGCCGCCGGACGGGAGTGCCTTGTCGTATGCGTCGATTTTTTCAGCCAGCGCCACGAAGTCAGGCGGCACGCGCATGGGCTGTACCGTCCCGGTGAAGGTCTCGGCGGTCAAATCGCCGTCCCCGGCCTTGTGCACGCCGTCGTTGAAGATGGATCCGCACACAAGGAAATACTGCCCCGGCACTACCCCGGCGGGCACGGTATCCGGCTCAAAAGCAAACTCCCCGGCAACGGGGTCGTCCGCCCGGTCAAAAAAATTGTGCGTATATCTGCACAGCTCGGGGACAGTCATTCAAAGTCACCTCTTATTCTCGCCCGGTGGATTCAGAGGCGGCCACAGCGGGCTCGGTGTTGGACGTGCCGACGGTCACGACTGCGATGCCGTCCAGATACTCTGCCCACAGCTTCATGCCCATGATGGCATAGTTGGTAGTGGTGGCGTTCTTGTAGTTGTACTCGGTATGGTAGCCCAGCAGGTTGGTCTCACCGGAGACGGTGTAGTTTGCGCCCATGGTGGCATAGTCCCGGTCTGCGGGATCCACGTAGTACAGGTCGATGTTCTCCACGGGAATGGCAATCACCTTCTTCTGCTCGATGTAAGCATCGGGCAGAAGGAAGAGGGTGCTGTAACCGAGGAAGTTCTTGACGTAGTTCAGGCCGAACTCGGTCTGAACGGTGATCTCCTTGTCGCCCAGGTAGTCGTAAAAGTCCATGATGTTGGCAAAGCCCACGACCTCGGTTACATCCAGATTGTCGTTGGCAAAGCGCTTCAGGACTGCGCCCTTTGCGATAGCCAGAGCACGCTGCCAGGTCTTCTGGGTGCCCACCAGCTTGCCGGTCTTGAGGAAGGTGTAAAAGTCGGTCAGAACTTTCTTCTGCAGCTCATTGCGGAACGCAGTATCGGTGCGCTCCACGGCCACAGTCGCGCCGTACTTGGTGACGGCTTCGATAGGAACGGCCTTTGCCCACTTGCCGAGCTCGATGTCGTCATAGGCCACAGGCTCGACCTTGGTCTTGGTCAGAGGGATGTCTTCGCCTTCACCCACGGCGGTGCCGCCCTGCAGGCCGCCGTCAACGGTTGCCTTGTAGGAGACCAGTTTGGTGCCAGGTGCCTTGCGGATGGGGCGCATGATGCCCAGAATGGTGCGCAGAGCGTCCCAGTTCTTCTGGAACTGGGTAACAAAATCCACCTCGCGAATAGAGGTAGTGATCTGGGAAGCAGTGGTAAGATTTTCGGGTGCTGCCATGTGTTACTCCTTTGCTGCAAGCCCGAACGCTTCAGGGTTGGCCGCAATGGCCGCCTGCCGTTCGCTTGCGTCTTTGATGTTGATGATCTGCTCTTTGGTCATTTTGGAGCCGGTGTTGGTGGGCGGGGTGTCCACCTTCGCGCCGGTGGTGGTCGTAGTGCCCACGAAGTCGCTCCAATCAGCTTTCAGACTGTCAGCGTGCTTCTTGGCGTCCTTGACCTCGCCCTTATCGTCCAGCTCCAGCTTGTCGATATCCTCGCCAGACAGCCGCACGACCCGATCAGCATACTTGTCCAGCACCCCGGCGTCCTTCAGCAGCTCCCGGAACTTTGCTTCCTTGGCTGCGTGGGTGTCTTTCTGGGTCTGCTGGGCCTTGTAGTCGGTCAGCGCCTTTTCAGCGGCTTGCTTGCCGCCGTTGGCTGCATCCCGGTCCTTTTCGGCCTGTGTGCGGGCTGTTTTTTCTGCATCCAGCTGGTCTTTGAGTTCGTCCGTCTCCTTGTGCAGGGCGTCCAGAATGGCCTTGGCCTTGTCATCGTTGGAGGTTTCGGGGTTCTCCAGAATCGTGCGGATGTCAGCTCTTTTGAGTGCCATGTGATAGTCCTTTCTGCCCTTGCTCGGGCTGCCATGCTTGGCAATAAGGTTTAATTTTCCGGACGTGCTGCCGGTGTGGTGCCGCTTGTGGGGCTTGAACCCACGGCCCCCGGATTAAAAGTCCGGTGCTCTGCCAGACTGAGCTAAAACGGCATAAAAAAGCGGCTGACGCCGTGCGCCAACCGCTGAGTATTTAGTTTTAGAGCGAAAATTCACAGTCTGTGTCTGTCGGATAGTCCTGCGCTTCGGACGGAACATAGACCAAAACAGAAATTTTGGCTTTGCCTTCGCCGTATGTGTTATCACACATCTCCTGAAGCGCTTTGCGTGCCTGAGCACCAGCCGCAAACAAATCTTTGACTTTTGCAGCCTTGGGCTTGTTCTTTTTCTTCACCTCAAGCATCTGCTTTTTGATTTCTTCAATTCTTTCGGAAGACTCATGATAAAGTCTTTCTGCTTCTCCCTGCATTTTCACAGCAGCTTCAAGCTGTGCGCTCAAGCTTTCAAGCTCGGTCATCCTTATACCTCCTTGTTTCCTTCTTTCACTGCGATCTCTCGCAGCTCGTCAATGTGTTCTTCCACCGCCGGGCGAAGGAATGGGCGGGGGGACATGCCCCGGGTAAAGTGCCACTTTCCGTTGAAGTCCTTCCAGACCCACGGCGTGGGCCGTCCGTTGCCTTTCTCGGCAAAGATACCCGTGCCAAGCTCCACATAGACGCTGTAAAACAGGTTGCTGCCGATGGTCACGGTCTTTTTGGCAAGGTCTACGGCGTAGGTCAGGCTCTGCTTGAGCGCGCCGCCCACGTAGCCCTCAATGCCCGTACTGTCTGCCGTGCCAGTAGGCACAAGCAGCTGGGCATAGTCCTGCACCTTCATGCCCCAGATGGTCAGCACTCGCTCCGCCCACGAGTCCAGCGCTTCATGCAGCTGCGGGGCGTTGTCGGTGAATTTGATGTCGTAGTTAAAGTTCATGGTTTACTCTATGTATAACAAAACCCCGCCCCGGTGTGGGGCAGGGTCGGTTATTCAGTTACAGGTACAGCAGCCGGAACGTCTCTCGGCCTTTGGGAGTGATAAGCGTCTGTACGCCACTCCACTGGGTCTTGTCGTTCTTGGCTTCCTTGACCTCGAACAGGCCGCTGTTCTTGTCCTCTCGGGGCAGCAGCTTGCCTTTCTGGTCACGGTAAAGGAATTTCTTTTCCAGCAGCCATGCCACAAAGGCTTTGGGCTTGATGCCCAGCTCCTTGGCGGTCTCCCGAAAGTTGGTCAGCAGATTGCGGTCAACCAGCTCGTCAAAATACTCGGCCTTGGGCTGCATGATCTGCTTCTCCACGGTGAGCTGACTGTTCTGTGCGGTCAGCTCACAGATGCGGGCTTCCCGGTCTGCAAGGGTCTTGTTTGCCACAAGCAGCGCCTTTGCCATCAGCTCTTCCGGGGTGAGCTGCTCCTGTCCGGCGATGTAACCGCCATTCTTGCGGATGGAGGGCAGCACCTCGGACGTGACCCATTTGCGGAACGGTTTGGCTTCCGGCTTGTCGCTGCGGAGAATGACGTTGTACAGGCCGCTCTCATTGATGATGTAGGTGGACTGCTTGCGACCCATGCTGTCGATGACCTCGGTCTGACCGACCTCATCCTCATCCATGCGCTTGGCGGTGTCCGTGATGTGGGAAATGCCCAGCACTGTGCACACGTCCTTGAGGACAAACCACGGTTCGCCGCCCATCTCTACGGTGCGGACTTCGTTGGACCGGTAGTTGAAAATCTGGATGTTACTCATGCGTTTACCTCTTGTTCTGCAATTTGATAGTTAAGTACTTCGTCTACTTCCTTTTCCAGACCGGTAAGGGATGCAAACAGGGCCGTCAGCATGGAGTTGTACATCGGGGCTTCTCTCCAAATCTGGCTCACAAGCTCGCTGGTGCGCTCCCGCTTGATCATATCGGTCTTGTGCGTTTCCTCAAACCAGTTGGCAAAGATGTTCAACAGGTCGTGCATTACTCGGAGTTCACCAGAAACAGCATCCAGTTCAAGCTCCACTTTCGTGATTTTTGGTGTTTCCATTGCTAAAACCTCACATTTTACTTGACAAATCGCTTATAAAAAAATAAAATGGAGGTGCAAGGGGCTTCTTGACTGGTTGCTTTCTTGTGTCTTAGCGGTTCAGCGTTCCAGCGCTGGCCGCTTTTTTATATGCGTCAAACCGTGCCAACTGCTCGGCTCTGGTGAGCTTTGCAAACTCCTTGCTAGTCACGGAGCATCACCTCCCGGTATTTGCTCCCTTGCACCTCTGACCTCCTTTCCATGCATCTATTATACTACGAATTGCGTAATTCGTCAATACGTTTTCCGTAATTTTCAAAAATATTTTTTACGTTTTGCGTATTGACTATTAACGGATGGCGTAGTATTATAGATGTAGGAAAAGAGGTGTTAGAAATGTCGATAAGCTATCACTTAAAGGCCTTGCTCGCAGACGCAAACATGACCCAAAAGGAACTCGCTGAAGCTACTGGGATTAGACCGCCTACCATATCAGCAATCTGTCTTGGCACTATCAAGCAGTTTCCCGTTGGGGCGCTTGACAAAATTTGTGAGGTGCTTCATTGTCAGCCCGGCGATATACTGGAATATATCCCGGATGACCCGAACAAGCCACAAGCGGACGCTGAAACCGATGCCCTGCGTGCGGCTCTGCTCAACCAAATCAAAGGTCTGTGACCTTTAGGCTCTGCCGGGTGGCAGGGCCTTATTTTTATGCTTCATTCTCGTTCCTTCTTCCTCCTGCTCTGCCCAACGTCAAGACATTCATTTTCTGAATCCTTCCATTGTCCTAATAAGGCGTTTGTGTGCTCCATGCGGCTTTGCGCCATTTCCGTAGGAAGGCCGCGCGTGTTTTGGCTTAATGTAACCACACGGGGGCTTAAAATCACGGCAAAAGTTCAAGAAAAAATCATCGTTGATTACGACAATCCCAAACTTCTTATTCTTCATGCTTTGCGCTCTCCTTTCTCCGTTTTCTCTCTTCCGCCCACCACATTTGCTCGGCTTCTGTGCCGCCCTTGGATTTATACCACTCGGTGTAGTCCATGACGGTGGTGGTTTTTTTGACCCGCACCATGATAGGCCTGCCTTTTTCGTCCACCTTGCCGCTGTCCTCGACCACAGGCACGTTGTCGATTTGCCGTGCGTTCTGCCGGGGATACCTGCCCAGAGCAGAGGACAGCACACAGCGGCAGTGGTAAACCATCTCCGGGGCTGCGTTGGGGTCGCCGGGTCGCTGAATCTCGTAGCCCATGACCTTGAACGGCTCGTCAAGCTCTGCCGTCTGCTGGTCAAGCAGGCGGTGCATCTCACGGGTGCGGTAGTCGTGGGTGGAGTTCCACCGCTTTTTGACCTCGATGCCCAAAGCCTGGGCGTTACGCATCTGCTGCAAAGCCCCGGCGTTCTGGGCACTGGTAAGGGCTGTGATGGCGTTGTTCATGGCCCAGTGGATCTCCGTGTCAGCCATGCCATTCACGGCCTGCACGGCAATGTCGTGGACGCTCTTGCCCTGCACGATGCCCTGCATGACGTAGCGATTGAACACCCTGGCGTCATAGGTGCGGTTGCTCTCGCTCTTGATACGCTTGTTGGGCACCATGCGGGGGTTCTCCTTCAGCAGGAGCTTGACCGCTTCGGTGTTGTACAGGGTCAGCCCGAACGTCACGCCTGCGGCCTGTTCCAGCTCGTAGAACGTCCAGTTTGCGCCAAAGGAAAAGATATTGTATTGCTCGTTCCGGGCCAGCTTGTAGGCCGTCTCTTGGGCTGTGGTGCAGGTCTGGGTGATGCCGTCCAGCTTGGCGCGCATCAAATCGGATTGAAAGACCTGATTTTGCAGCCAGATGCGGTAGTCGTCCTCTGTGATCTCGCCTGCATCCAGCTGCGCCCGCTTGCGCTCGTCCAAGGCTCGGTACTTTTCCAGAAAATCAGTGAGCTGCTTTTGCATCTCCCGGCGGGCAGTGCCATACACCCGGAGGATGCGGCGGCGCAGGCGATTCAACTGGCGGGTAGAGATGCGGTCACGGTCAATCATTTATTTCTTCGCTCTTTTCAAACTGCGGTCGTCCAAACGCATCAATGCCGACCATCCGCACGTTTGGCCTTGTGATATCAATAGTCGTTCCCTGCAGCAGCTCAACAGCAGAAATAAAGCGCAGAAGAATATCTTTTGCTTCTTCTGAAAGCTCGATTTCGATTTTCCCCTCCATCGGGATTTTAAGATTCGCCATCGTCTTCGTCCTCCTCGTCCGTGGTCTCTCTCGTTGCGCTCTCAGCCATCAGCGCGGCCTTGGCCTGCTCCTTTTGTTCCGGGGTCAGGTTGGGCAGCAGGTCAATGGCCATGTCATGCCCGATGATTGACGCCTCAGAAATCACCATGCTGACCTGTTCGGCAGTGTTGGTGATCTTGCTGCGGTTGAATGTCGGCATAGCGTTGTCAAAGCCAGCCAGTGCGCAGATCTGCCGGATGAACGGCTTGACCTGCGCCTCGAAGTCGTCCGCGTTCTGGTTCAGCGGTTCATAGGCTGCATCCAGATGGTCGTTGGTGCTGTCCGCACTGACGCAGTGCACATCCAGACCGCCGAAGTCCTCATACACCCGGGTGTGGAGCAGCTCCAGCAGAGTCTGCCGGGCCGTCACAGGGATCTCGGTGGTGTAGGGGGTGATCTTGCCGCCCTCGCTGGTGTCTGCGCCTGCAATGTGGTACAGATTCAGCTTAGTGAGGTGCTCCACGAGTTCATCATCGGTCATGCCGTTGAAGTTCTCGCACAGCCAGTAAATCTGCGCGCAGTCCTGCAGGTCATTGCAGAAGCCGGACATCACCAGATCAGTGTTGTCGATGTAGGCTTTCAGCCCCACAAGGGTGCTCTGGTGCAGGTCGGATCCCCACAGCGGCACAATGGGAAGAGCGCTGTAGTTTTCGCCTTCCACGCTTTCCAGCCCGCCGCCGGGTGTGGTGACGGTCACGCTCTTGTATGCCTGCTTCGGCGTTGTCTCCTGCATCGTGCTGCCGATTTTGCTTTCCGTGTACTCGGTAAAGCCGTCCAGCTCGTACAGGATATAGTGCATATCCGTGTCCGGGTTCAGCCGCCAGAATCGCACGCCTGCCTGCAAAAGGCCTGTCTTTTCATCGTACAGGGGCGCGAACTCAGTCAGCTTGAAAACCACCAGATGGTCGTTGTTCCAGAAGCCGAAGCTCTCACCGTGAATCAGTGCGAAATATCCAGCCTTCTGGATCTGCTCATCAAAGTTCTGCCCAAGCTTGCCCTTATCCACGCCATCGTCCGCAAAGACTACGCCGTTGCCGAGGGAGTAGGTTGCCCGCTGCTTGTTGAGCCGCCGGAAAAGATTGCTCTTGACCATATCAGGTCGGGGGGTGTCCTGCCGTGTGTTTTTGGACAGGCGTTTCAGCATCAAAGCGTAAGCCTGAGCGAAGCGTTCAGCCCCCGGGTTTTTCTGTGCGTCGTACAGGTCGGCATCCAGCGCCATCTTGTACGGTCCGGAACTGCAGTGCTGCTGCACGAACTGCCGGATGAAATCAGGCTGTTCCCCGGCGGCTTGCGCCTGCTGGAAGGTCTGGAATGTGTATACAGTGCTCAAAATCAATCCCTCAGTTTCACAAGGCGCTTTGTGCGCACGAAATAGCGGATAGCGTCCATGCAGTGGTCGTTGACCTTCAGCACGGTGTCGTCTTTATCTGGATCCCAAGCGTACACGCCGAACTCTTCCAGCGTGTGCTTGCAGTCTTTGTATATTTTCAGCCGCCCGGTCTGCAGCATGGTCTGTACGTCCAGAATGCCGCTCAGAACGTCGTTGTTTGCGGGAGTCTGGGTAAAGCCGTTCTTGCGCAGCTCTGTAATCAGGGGCAGGGCAGAGGGGTCAACGATGATTCTCTCCGGCTTCAGGCCGTCCAGCCACGCTTTGAGATCTGTGACGTACTCGCCCACGGTCTTTTGCCGCTTCTGTTCGCGGCCGCTGTAGTAGTACTCCCGGGTGACGATCCAGCAGTCTGCATCGGCCTGCTTTTGGAACAGCAAAAAGACCGTTGCGTTCTGGGTGCCAAAGTCGCACGCCACATAGGCACTCTTTGGAGACAGCTCCGGAAGCACGTCAACAACGTGCTTCTTGCGGTCGAACATGTCATATACAAGACCCTCCGCCACCGTCCACAGACCCAGAATGTAGCGCTGGTAGAAAACGCCGCTGTACTGGCTGCGATATCTGGCCTTGATGTCCTCGGAGAGCGACAAGTTGTCGTCCATCGTAAAGTGGAGATACATCATCTTGCGGGAACGGCATTTCCGCACCCACTCCAGATAGAACCAGTGCTGTGGGCTGCCCGGGTTGCAGTTGAACCAAAACTTCGACCCGGTGACGGAGCAGCGGGCAGTGGCCTGATTGACGAAGCTTTGCGGCATCAGCGCCACCTCGTCAAAGAATGCCCCAGCCAGCGTGATGCCCTGGATCAGGTCTTGGCTACTCTCGTCCTTGCCGCCAAAAAAGTAAAACTCGTTGGTTTTGCCGCCCTTGCTGACGGTCATGCAGTTTTCCGCCCGGTGCTCCTTGACATTGTAGCCACGGGCTGCAAGCTGCTGCTTGAGCGTGCCCAGCACATTGCGCCGGAAGCTGGCAATGGTCTTGCCGCACATGGCAAACTGCTGGCCGCTGTAGCAGGTCATAGCCCACTGGACGAAAGAAAAACTCATGGCAAAGGTCTTGCCCGATCGGATAGCGCCGTCGGCGATGATGCCGTTGTAGCCGCTGTATGCGCTCTGCGGTGTCCACCAACTCAGGACCTGCTTTTGCCGCTGGCTGAGGGCTTTCCAGCGAAAACCGTTACTTTTCCGCATGGTCGTCCTCTTCCTCCGGCAGCATCTCCACGTCATCCGGCGGGCTGAGGTCTGCGGCGGCATTCAGGGCCTCCACAAGGCCATCGTCCGGGACTTCTACGCCGCTCTGACCTCCCAGCATAGCAAACTTGTCCACGATGGTTCCAAACGCCGTGGACAGCTGCGGCAGCGTTGCTTCCGCGATCTTGTCCGGGTCAGCCATCGCCTGAAGGTACAGCCCGAGGAGCTCTTGCGCTTCCCCTTGCTTGCTCTCCATGTAAGAAAGCATGTCCTGCGTGTTCTGCTCTTTTTTTAAGGCGCACAAATCCGCACACTTGGGATTATCTTTCACGATTTTCCGCACGGTGCTTTCTGCTACGTCGTTCAGTTTGGCGGCTTTGGCATAGCTCTGCAGCTGCACATAGTCAGCAACGATCTTCTTTTTTTGCCTGTCTGTCAGCCGCTTTGCGCTCACCGCCACCACCTCTCTAAATTCATGCAAAAGAAAAACCGCCCGGAAACCCGAACGGTCAAAATGTTAAAATAAGCAGCGCCCAGCATTCAGTTGCGTTGGACAGGCGTCAAACGGTGGGTGCTGCTGCATCTGAAACTTACGCGGTCAGATGCCCCGCGTGCTGCGTGGCCTCCTCACAGGGCACGCAGATGGCATTCCCGGCAGGACTTAAACCTGCAACCTGCGGTTTTGGAGACCGCCGCTCTACCGCTTGAGCTACCGGAGTATAAAAGCCGCCCTTGGAATCGAACCAGCCGTGTCTACACACACGCGCCGCGCTCCAAACTGCGCTCAGGCGGCCATATAAAAACAGCTCCGGTTCTCCGCCGGGGCTGTTAGTTGGCGCACATCCTGTCAGGAAAGCTACACCTTGGCAAGGATTCTAAGGCCTTTTCTTGGCACGGGAGGTTGCACGTGCGGCCTTGCGGGTTGTCTAGTCCATGCGCCATACGGTGCGATACGGCGGAATCGAACCGCCTCCTGTCTCTCATGAGCGGCAGGCTGCCTTTGTTTCAGTGTATCGCATAGAAGCAGCCTGCGAAACGTGAAGGAGAGCAAAAACCTGCAAGCTTGAAAGGAGGAAGAGGAAAATGCCAAGAAGGGACACGTTTCGGAGGCTACGTGCATCGGTTTGCCTTTTGGCTTTTCCGATGATACAATTTTACACCATGCGATAGTGAAACCGCAATGTAATGACAGTGCAATGTTTTTAAAGGCTCAGCTCCTCCATTGCTTTGCGCCGCAAGACATAGACCATGCGCAGAGAGTAATTCATATCTTTTGCGACCCTGTCCCACGTGAGACAATCGAGATAGTACTTGTACAGCACCGTGTATGCTTTCTCGTTCTGGATATGGGCGAGCGCGTTTCTGATCTCGAGGAACAGCCTGTCGCAGACCGCTCTTTGCTCATAAGCGCGGCGCTCCGCTTCCTCCTCACGTTCCACCGCCCGGGCAAGTCTCTGACCGTCTTTGCTGCCGCCGGGGGCCGCGCTAAGGCTCTGGGTGATGTGCCGGGTGGCCTCCTGTGCTTCGGCCAGCCGGTCAGACAGCAAGTAGTATCTTTTCTCTGCTTCGCGGTAGCGGTTCAGCCACGCCTTAACGGCGCAGTAATCGGTTCTGTCCGGCTTTGGTGCATCACTTTCAGGTGTCCATGTGCGGGTCATACAGTGCCTCCTTCGATGTAAATGTATATTGCGAGCACGATAAAGCACACGATGAACGTAGCCAGCCAAAAAACTTCCATGTGGTCGTTGTCAACCGCCCATTCAATAAAGCGCAAACAAAACGCAAAAAAAATCATGCTCGCGCCAAGTATGCCAAGCGAATATAATGCAGCAAGCCAAATATTCATTTTACTCCTCCATTTCTTCAATCCAGATCTCCACCCGTGGCTGTTTCCGGTCAAGTTCCACCCTGCTTCCGTCGTAGGCGGCGACGATCTTGCTGTTGTCGTCCTCCAGCACCCGGGCTTTTACCAGGATGTCCGTGGTAGCCTCGATGAGGTTTGCCAGATCGACCCGGCGGGCGGTCTTCATGTAGTATACGCACCTCACGTTCACGCGGGCAGAGATAGGGTTACGCGGCCTTTTGATTTGCCGCAGGCAGTCCGTCTCATAATCCACATAAACCTTGCTGGGGGCCACGAATGGGGTCCCGGAGCGTGTGCGGAGAATGCGTGCGGAATTTTTCTTGGTGCGGGGTTCGCCGTAGAGGGTCAGTTTCATCTGCCGTCCTCCACGTAGCACCAACTTTGCGGTGGTCGCTCAATATCTACAGGCTCATAGCCAAATTTTATTACTCGCCGTCTTGTGAAATTGCTCAACGGTCGCGGGCGGTCATAAATTTTCAGGTCAGAAATGTGCCAGCTGTACAGGTCTTTCATGTCGGCATATTTCATACCGATACCCCAGCCGGCGTATTCCTTCACTTGCTTGATACTGAGGCAACTTCCAGCAATTGCTGTTTCAATATCTTCTTTGACGATGCAGTACTCAGGGCCGATGCGCCGGATGTCATCACAGATGAACTCTCCAATAACCATCTGGGTATTACCGCGTATGCTGTCCGGCAGCGGCTTATTGAACTTTACGAACACAGGCTTTCCATGATGGATTTCGCCGTCCATCGTTTCTTCGCCATCCTTGAAAATGGTGATGAGTTGCTGCGGAGCTTTTGTGCAGTAGATGTACGCCTTGAACGGTGTTTCCAGCTTCGGGCGGGTCTTGCGTACCTCAATGGTTTTCTTGCCCCGCACAATGAGGTCGCACCACTCAGGCCGAATGCTCAGCAAGATAGCCTTCATTTTTTCATCATTCCTTCCATTGCCAGCTGCTCGCACTGCTTTTCAGCTTCCCTGCGCTGCTGGTCATACTCAAACAGCATATCTGCGTACTCATTGCCCCCCTCGATGGCCTTTAAGCAGTCACCGAGAATATGCCACTCGGGATGCCCGCCGGACGGCTCAATCAGGTCGCACGAGTAGGCTTCATGCCCACGGGAACGAAACGCTTTGCACACCTCCTGCGATTCCTCGCAGGCAATCAGCACTTTCACCGTTTTCTTCCTCCCATCCATCCTTCTTTGTCGAAATCGTTACGGCTGATCCGCTCCGCCGCGTGGTGCGCGTTGGTGTAGATGCGCTGCGCTTTCAGCTGACGCTTGTACTCGGCGTACTTGGGGCAGCTATCGTGACAGATTGGGTGCCGGTCGGGACAGTCTTTGCAGGGTTCAAGTTTTACCATCGGTCTGCACCCCGCTGTTCTCCTCGAGCATGTAACCAATGTGGTTCAGTATGGTATTCAGCACCTGAACCGTTTGCTTTTCCCTGATTGCGTACAAGTACCCACAATTTTCGCTCCCGGCCAGCCCGTCTTTCCAGTCGGTCAGGTACTTTTTCATAGATTTCGCGTCAATCACAGGCACTGCCGGTTCGTCTTCCAGCACATCCATCGCGTCCATAATCTGACACGCGCGGCATCTTACGCCGTTGTAATGTTCGCAGCCACAGCAATATGACGCTTTGATGTTTGCGATGGCTTTTTCGCGGTCGATAAATTCGCTCATTTTGTAATCTCCTTCGGCGGCAGCGGCATCCAGCCAACCACGTGAGCATCTACACGGTTATCGTAAATGTCATCCTGGTTGAAATAACGATATTCCCACCAGCCTTTAGGAATAAAGTAATCATCGCTTTCTTTATCGTAGGTTCCCCACTCGGAAATATCTTCCCAGTAGAAAGCGCTCTTTTGGGACAAGACTGTGCCATCTTCGTAGTTAGCCGTCGTAATCCCATATCCACCGCAGGCGGTTTCAAACAGAATCAGCACATCTTCTTCGACTTTCGGGGGATTCTTGTCAGGGTTGTGCCATGTCGGCCGCAGTGTTTCCGGGTCGATGGTTGGAGCCTCGTCCACGCTGTTCAGGGCATCCTTATAGCAGCATTCTTCAATAGTGAACGGATTGCTTGCACGAAGGTTCATTTCAATGCGCTTGTGCAAAGCGTTCGCGTCAATCAATCTTTTATCGCTCATTTTTCAATCTCCTTCCTTGTCGGCTCGCTCGCCCGCAGCCTTACCGCTTCACGCGGGGCAGTGGTGATATCTGCCTGCGCCTGCTTCAAAAACTCGGAACGGCGGTATGTAAGGTCTGGCATTTCAGCCAGCTCTGCCAGCCCTCCCACGCTTCCGGCATAGGATTTTGCCGCCGGGGGGAGCTGGTCATACAGGGCTTTCAGCTCTTTCTGTCCGTCACTACGTAGCAACCCGCCCTTTTCGTCAATGCCGATGATCATCGGGAACTTGCGCCAGCTCAAAAATGTCTGTGCCTTGCGTGCCGATGCAGCCAGAGCTTCCCATTCAGCGGACGGGTCAAGGCACTGGGAAAGCTGCTTGAAGATGTCGGCCACCGTGACCGGATAAACGCATACCCGGTTTGCCGCCAGAAAAGCCCGCTTAACAGTATCGCCGTCATAGTCGCCAAACTGGTACGTCCACACATCGATTGTGGTCTGCATTTCCTCATCGGTCAGAGGCTTGGAACCCAGCTTGTACAGCACAAAATTCATTCGGATCAGCTTTGCCACGTCTTCCCGCGTCATGTCTCAAACCCTCTTTCTCTGTCCATCTTCGCCAGTACCCGTGCAAGCTGGTCGTCTACGGTTTCGGTTGTCTGCTTGCCCCTCGGTCTGGCTTGTCGACTTTGTTCATTGGCTTCCACGTCTCCCGGCGTGCGCAGGCCGTCCCGTTTCCATCCGGACAATATGCCGTTGATGTAGCTCCACGAGCGCTTCCCGGCTTCTGTGGCCTTGTCAATCGCCAGCAGGATCATCTCTGTGCTGTACTCCTGCCGCCACTTCTGCAGCTTGTCCAGCGCAGAGCGCGGGAAGTCCCCAACGGCCTGCTGATAATGCTGGACGATCTTGGAAAGTTCTACGTCAACGGCGGCGGCGCTATTATATATATCCCCGTTAGGGGATATAACAGTTCCAGTTCCAGTAACAGTATCAGTTCCAGTAACAGTATCAGTTCCAGTAACAGTATCATTATAGCTACCACTTGCTTGCACTTGGTTGCATGTGCTAGCATTTGCTGAGTTTGCTTGCATTTGAGCAGCACGGGCTTTTCCGGCTTCCCGGCGCTTTTGCTTGACGTTCTCGTACTTTTCTGCAGCCGAATCCACGCCATTGCACATGAACCGGAAATTCCCGCGCATTCCGCGGTCGGAAAATATTGGTTTTTCGCCTGTTCGGACGTACTTTGCCAAAGCCCGCATTAGCTGTCCTACTTCGGCATCCGTGTACTCTTCCAGCGCGTCGAACCAATCTAAATACGCGACAAACGACTTTTTTTCTTCTTTTGCCACTTGCTCACCTCCTTTGCACGCCCGTATAGCCAGATAGCACAGCTTGCGAAGTCAGAACGGCAGATCGTCAGCATCATCGTTGATGGGATCATACTCAGCAGAAGGGGCCGCTTCCGGAGCGCTGGTGCTGTGCGGCGCGTAGTCTGCAAGGCTTTCGCCGGGGTACATCTGCGCACCCTGCAGATCTGCCGGGTTTGCTGCCGGTTCTGCAAGTTCCAGCGGCGGGCCTGGCTGTACCATCAGGTCGATCATTTGTTGCAGCCAGCGGAATGTCACCAGCCCGCCGGGCTGAACATCATCCGCGTCCACGTCGTAATAGATCTTGCCGTTGTACTCCCGCTCTTTCAACTTCTGGGCAAAAACCGTGACATGATCGCCTTTCTGAAGCATCCCGTCCCACTGGTCGATGCCGTGCCAGAGGTTCACGCCCACAAAGAAGCTCTGCCATTTGCCGGATTCATCCTGTGTGCGGCTGGCTTTCAGGTCGAATTTCAGCACCTGCTTCTGCCCGGCATCCCGGAGCACCGGGTCTTTGGCGATCTCGCCGTGCAGCATGATGCCGTTCTTGGTCTGGACGATCATGCATCATCACCGCCAAACGGATCATCGGCGTTTTCCTCTGCAGAGGGTGCATCCGGGGCAGGGATCAGGGTGCATGCCGTCTTGCGGTGACGGTGGGAACCTGCGTAAGGATCCAGCACCGGCAGTTCTTCAGGCGGCACCTCACGAGCGGTGCTTTCGGCATCCACACGCACCTCGCTCTCATCGTACAAAGCTCCAAAGGTGGACGGGAACGCTTCACGCAGGGCGTGCACCAAAGCCACCTTGCGGATCATGGTGGCCTTTTTGCCGTTCCAGAGGGATTTGCCGGTGTCATACTCGCTGAGCTTGACTTCCTCATAGCTGGCGCGGGTGCGGTCCTTGCGGTAGACCTTTGCCCAGCCGCCCAGAAGGGTCTCGCCGCCGTCTCCATCATAGACGATAGATCCCTCACGGTTCAGCGGCTGGCCATCTGCGGTCCGGACGATCACGCCGGCTTCAAAGCCGTCAAAGTTGGGGTTGCGCTCGGCCATCTGCATGTAGCAGTTCTTGCCCAGCACGATGGTGCTGGCGGTGTCATCGTTCTTGTTGTCGTAGTGGATCAGGTAAGCCTCTTTGGTAAAGGGGTTCAGCTTGTACTGCTTGCAGGTCTCCAGAAAGATCTTGCACTCGGTGTCGGTGGCTTTGTCGCAAATAAAACGCCGTACTTCGTCAAAACTGACGACGAGGTGCTGGCCATCGGCAGCAGTGATCTCCACCGGAACGGACGGAGATGCGGCCTGCATAGCAGTGCTGCCTGCACGGTTGGCGTTCTGGACGGAACGGTTTGCCAGAGACTGTGCGTTTGAAACGGACGAAGTAGGCGCGGGTGCGCCGGAACGAGTAAGTGCCATAAGTAAATACCTCCAAGATTATTTGATAGAACCATAGCGGAAACCGCGCTCTGCGGCTCCCTGCTTGAACCATGCGATATCCTCGCGGGTGAACTCTACCCAGAAACGATACTGCTTGCGGGCAG